CAGAAATATTGACCGAGAAGGTGCGAGCGTTACCGACTCCGGTAACGCGAATGTGGTTGGTGAAGGTATCTTCAGCGGTCAGCGTCGAAGATACTGTCTGCCCGGTCGAGACCAGACGGAACAGTGCGCCGACCTGTGATGCAGAAAACAAGCCCTTGCTCGCCGTCAGTGTGACATCGCCGGAAACGGCCGATGCCGTGATGCGGATTGGCCCGGTATTGGTTACTCTAAATGGCCCGTCAGTCGGAGCGTATTCGACCACCGACCATGACCTGGTTGCTTGGCGCTCAATACGCATCGGCGCGTAGTCTTTGCACGCAACAAATATCACATCGCCAGACTGCGAGCCGTCACCGCCGCGAATTCCGGGCAACGCGGCCACAGGCCACGGCGTAGCGACGACCATATCGCCCGCCGCCTCAACAGTCACGCTATCGACCAGTGAGGCCGCGTCACCAGTACTAGACAGTCGGATATGGAAGTCCCCGGTCGGGGTGAAGGCCAGCGAATGATAGCCGGTGCGCAGTACGGTCGCATCGCGATACTGCTCTCCGCCCGAGCTTGAACCGATGCGGATAGTCACCTCGCCGCGCTGGATGTGGATAGCGAGGGCATGCTCCTTGTTCAGGTCCCCACCGGCCACCGTGACCTGTTGATCGCGCATCGCCGCGTTGGTGCCAGTGCCGAGCAGCGACAGATAACCGCCGCTCGCCCAAGACGAGACTGCTCCGGGTTCGTCGGCATCGGTCCATCCGCTGATCGCATAAAACGCTTGCAGGGTATGCACGCCTGACTGCGTGCCAGAGGTATTGATTGCCGCACCACCAACCGAGGCCGACAGGGTAATAGCGTTGGTTCCAGTGTTCAGCGTCTTGACGTAGTAGGTCGTCCCGGCGACAAGGCCGGTCGGTAAAGCGCCTGTGGTGGCTAGCGTTACCGGAGCATTGAGGGCGAACGAATCGGCTCCGGCGTAAGTAATCACGCCAGGCGAGGCGATGGTTATGGTAGCAGTGTCGGTGTATTGCGCGAAGCCACCATTGCTCACGGCAGAGGCGACCGACGTGCGCGTGAGCACCTCGTCGTCAATCACGACGCGCATGGCGCTGTCGGTCAGTTCAATCAGTGCGGTGGCATCCGCCGCGAAGACGAACTCCAGATGCGCGGCTGCGGCGTCGTCCTTCGTGCTGTGTAGAAAGCGGGTGCCAGGGCGGAGGGACATCGCCCCGAGTACGCGGGGCATCCAGTTCGTCTGTTCTTCCGCGGACATCGCCATGCGCTTCATGTCGGCGCGTGCCACTGCGAGCGGGGAGACGATCCCGCGGTTGAAGGCGAGGAGTACGGGGCGGGCTTCCATGGGTCAGCCGAGCAGGGAGCCGCGACTGCCGCGGTCGCTGCGGCCACGGCCACGACGTGCGGACACGAAGCTGCCGGTCGGGGGGAAAGTCGTCGGACCTTCCATCGCGCTGCTGGAGCGCGCGTCGCGCAGCCGTTTGTCGGCTACCTTGAGCAGCGTCCCAAAATCGGTGGCGCTCTGGTTCAGGCCCTTGATGATTTTGCTGGCCAAGTAGGCATGCACGTACTCGACGAAGTCTTCCGGCCAGAGGCTGTAGTCCCCGCCGTAGGCTGCGTCGTTGCTGACGTACCCCAAGAAGATCGGCTCGACGTCGGTGAAGAAGTACCGCTGCTCAGTCGTGTAGCTCAAGAGCGGGCTGTGCATGTACTCGTCGGAGCACAGGGCCGTGGTGCGGATGTGGTCGTCCGGGATCGGGTAAGCCTTGCGGTAGCCGAACGTCGGTTCGATGGTCGTGCTGGCGGCCAGCTGCACGGTGCGGGTGGCGAAGCGCCACTGCCCCTGTCCAAGGCAGAAATTCACCGCGCCCGCGTCCCAGACACTGTCAAGGTCGCGCCGGGGCTTCCGGTCCTCTGACAACGAGGCGATCGCCCGCTCCCCGCATTCGCGGAGCGCTCCGTTAAATAGCGATAGCTTCGTTGTCATGGGCTCAGCTCAGGCTTTGTTCAGCGATCCACTTCTCTGCTTGGTCGCGGGTTTCGCCCTTCTCGAACATGATGGCTTTGTCCGAGTTGCGCACCACGCTCCAGCCGGCGCCGCCGCGGTGCTTCACGGTGAAGTCGGCATGCTCGACTGCAGGGTCCGTAGCTACGACCTTGCCGACGAAGTCATGGTGGCGGAGCACGGCGACGAGCGCGGCGTTGGCCGACGAACGACGAACATACAGCTCGGCGAACCACGAGCCATCTTCAGCGGTGACTTCGATGCGCGAGCCAGGCTTCAGGTTCTTGGCGACGTGGGACCAGTATTCGGGGGCCAGCATGTCGTCGAGCGTGGTGCCGATCTCGGGGACCGTCGCGAAGATCGTGCGGTCATACTCGGCGGGGCGAATTCGGTTTTGCAGGATTTTGACGGACACAAAAATCTCCTTGAGGGGCCCGCCCCAGTATTGGCGCTCGGGGCGGGCCTACCGACTATCAGTCGGAGTTGGTTGCGGAACCGATGACCGTGCCGTCGGACAGATCGACCGAGCGATTGACAGCGCTCAGTGCGATGACCTTGTGCGAAGTCAGGGCCGTTGCGTCGGTGGTCGAGTCCTTGTGATACACGATGTCGCCCACCTTCATGCCAAGATCCTGGCCGTTGGTGATGAAGCCTGCAGCGTCAGCCGCGGCGGTGGCGTCAGCCGAGGTGTGATACCAAATGCGCAGGCCAGCGATAGCTTGGGTGAGCAGCTGCGGAGGTGCGGAGGTCGAGTAAGCCATGGTGCTTCCTTTCAGGAAATATGGAACGTGTTGGATTTTGAACGATTTACGGACGACAGGCAAATGCGAAGGTTCAGCGGAACGTGCAGACCGGACACGTTATCCCCTTGCAGCGGGATAACGTGATCCACATCAACTTCTAAGCCAGCCTCTCGGAATTCGCGCGCCTCTTGGTAGATTTGCTCGATTGCTTTGAGGTCGGACCACAGCGGCGTGCGATGTAGCAGGGCAGCGCGGCGGGTGTTCCGGTAGAACAGCCCCTTCGCCCGTACATGCTCAGGGTTGGCGGCACGCCACGCCTTCAGATCGGCTTTCACCTTTCCAAGGTTGGCGAGACGCCACGCCGCGAAGATTTCACGCCTGCGTTCCGGGTTGCGGGCGGCCCAGTCTTTTGCCCATTCACGGCATTTTTCAGGATGCGCTTGTTGCCATGCAAGGTTTTTAGCCTTACGCTTCCCTAGGTGCTTTGCGTATCTGCGCGCCTCCGTCGCGGCCACCGCTTCAGGCTTCTCTTTGCGGTATTTTGCTTGAGTAGCCTTGTGGCACTCGACGCACGCTCGCGTGCTTACCAGCCTCTCTGCAACATGCCCGCGCTTGCAGGGCCTCCCCGTAAAATACCGGAGAAGTCCTGCTTGCCGTGCTGTTTTTAGCGAGACCGTAAGCATGTCGTCAATCGTCTTTACTGCGCGGCATACGCCGAGCCGTCGTGGTTCAGAATCACGATGCCCGAATTTTGAAGGACTTTGCTCCCCATGTACGCGGTGGCGCGAGCGTAGGAGTAGTCCTGCTCTTCGTCGTACCCGACTGCGGACGCGATGTTCGCTACGTCACAACCGTGGCCGATGGCCGACTTGTGGTACATGATGCACTTTTCTGCAGCAGTACCCTTGCCGGTCAAGTTCGGATGCACGATCCAATTGACGTTGGCCCAGCGGAACATCGTCATCCCACCTTCAAACGGCTTGTTATTCACGTAATCGACGCTCGCGAATTCCTTCGTCTGCATCAGGTACGCGTAGAAAGCCGGGGTGATAAGGGCGGAGATGTTGCCGTCCATTGGGACCGAGTTGTTGCCGAGGATGGTCAGACCGTACATGGCCAAGGCCAGCGAGGCGGTGGCCGCGGTGCCGGTGTCTTGCGTACCGGTTTCGAGTGCGGTGATGATGTCCGAATCGACCTTGCGGTTCAGGACGCCCATCGTGGTTTCTTGCATGATGCGGCGGCCGTCGCCTTGCGAGGCGTACAGGTTGAAGCGGGTGCGGCGAACCAGGTCATGCCACTCGACCAGCGTCGCGGTGTTCTGGTTCAGGTTGTCAGCACGTGCCGGGATCAGACCATTGACACCGCGGGTGACAGCGGTGGCGCTGCCGGAGTCGGCGACCAGGAAGACGATTTGGTTGCCCTTCACTTCACCTTCGGTCGTGACCGTCTGGCGAACAAGGGATTGGCGCTGCTCGAAGCCCGCGATGAACTCGTCGCGGTACTGTGTTTGGAAGGCGGTATCAGCCATTTGAGGCTCCTAAAAGATTATGGTGGTGTTCAACTTCTACCCATTGCTTTCGGGGTGGCCAACTTTATCAGCGCCTTCGGGGTGCCCTTTCGGGGCCGTGTCGCTTTATGTCGGGGCCTTGGCTTAGGCTTGCAATTCGGGTTATACCTGCTGCAACGAAACTATGCAACTGTACTATCTGCTACACATCAAATCGACTGCTCGTGCCAGTTCAATTCTGCTGCGATGTTCGAGGTGCCGGAGAAGGACGTGCAGACGACAGACACGACGGTCTGGGTTGCTGTGAGCGCGTCGATCTGGGACAACGTGATCGGGTGGCGGGTGTCCAGCTCGCCCTGCGTTAGCACGGCATTGGCCCCGGACCCCGACACCGCGGTGCCTGCCGAGATGGTCACGCCCCCGGTGATGGCGGTGGCTGCGACATCGACCTCCGTAATGCTGTCCGCATCGACGCTCGCGAAGCTGGCGCCGGTGAGGGTGCCGCCTACGACGATCTCGAAATACGAGTCGTTCGTCGTCGCGCGGAGGAGGGACCCCATCAGCTCGATGTGCGCGCGGTTCGTGCGGCTGTTGAACGTCGCCTTCGGACGGATAGACAGCACCGGCCGGCGGGTGGTGACAGCCACTGTCGTGATGCCGTTCCCGGCGCCTCGGGGGAAGCCTCGGGCCTCCTTGCCGCCTTCGGACTGTACCGAGCAGCAGATGAAGCTGATCGTCCCGCCTTTGGTGGTTCGGGTGGTCTCCAAGAACACGCCGTTGGCCAGATCGAAGTAGCCTGCCCTGAAGGTGGTCGAGGCGGCACCGGTACGCCCCTCCAGACGGACAGGCAAGTTGAACGTCTGCAGCGTCTGCACGGCTTGGCTGTTGGCGATGTTGAACTCGTGCGCGTACCTGAGCACGCCGTCGATGTCGAAGCCGACACGCACGCGCCCTGCGTAGAGCATCTGCGCGTCGATGACCAGCACCTGGACCTTAGTGAAGTCGAGGGTAATGCCGCTCGGGCCTGTGCCGTCGAAGGCGTCCTCGGACCAGCTCGCCTGCTGGATCGTGGTATCCACCGCGGCTCCGGACGTGGAGCTGCGCAGCGTGATGGCGGCAGTAGCCCCAGCACCTGCAGCGAACACGCCAGTGACGTAGATCAAGTGCCCCTTGCCGGGGATGTATCGGACGTACTGTTTCGACTGCAGGATCGCGTAGTGCGTGTCTGTCGCCGTCACTGTGATGGGCGTCATGCGGGTGCTGGCATCGGTCGGGCCGACAGCGTTGCCGCCACTCGACGCGCTGCCGTTCGAGGCCGCTGCTGCGAGGGTGACGTTTGCCGCTGCGTCCCAAGCAGTGCGGGTGTTTAGCCCGTATTCTTGCTGCGCGTCGAAGAGGGTGTTCGCCTCCGCCACGCGCATCCGCCCGAAGGCGCTGAGTTGCGCACCATCCCCAAGAGCTACACTGCCGTCGAAACCACGAGAGACGCCCATTTTTATCAGTCCAGAAAAAATGCCGCCGTAAGGGGCTACAGCCCCACTTCCGCGATGCGGACGGTGCCGGCCGCGCCTTCGGTGATGAACGCGAGCTTGTTGCCGCGCGTCACTGCGAAGGACTGCGTGGCATTGGCGACGAGGAAATGATCCACGCCAGTGGCCGAGGCCGTTGGGTTCGCGGCCTCCCGGACGTAGCAATCCACGGTAGGCGTCACATGCACGAGGTGCCCAGCGATCGCTGCTGATTGGGCCGACGTACCGCTGATCGCGATCTTCTGGCAAACACCACCGACGGCGACACGGCTGGCTGATTGGGTGGCAGGGAGTGCGGATATTCCGGGCATGTGTTACCTCTTTAGGTGGTTTGTTGTTTCAATCATTGTGCAGAGGGGATTAGAATTTCTCGATTGACTGAAGGCCCAGTTTTGCCGTCAGAGCAGTACCAGCAGCCCCTGCCTTGATAACCACGTTCCAGCCAACACCTGTATGCCCCGTGCAGATAACCGAATCGACCAGCGATGCGAAGGCGATAGTCATGTCACTGCTCGGGTATCCAGCAGCATTCGCGGCCTGAGCTTTCGCAAGGTAGTGGTATGAATTGACCCCGGCATAACTGAGGTAGATTTCAACGGACTTGATATTTGCCCCGCTCATGCCGGACAGAGTCAATTCGCCTATGTAATTCACGGACTGACCATCGGCTGTACGGCCAGTGATGTTCCCGGCCCCGCTAATCGTCACGCTGTCATTGTTCGCGGATGGCGTGAATACGACTTGCTGATCGTAGCCAATACCATCGGCCCGAGCGACTACCGACGCAACAACTGTTCCGCCGCCCGTATTGGTCACAGCGATACCTGCTGCTGCTGTGCCCGTAGCGCCGCCTGCCAACGCCCCTCCCGAAGTTGTCCAAGGTGCCGCATCCAAGATGTTCGGGTTTGCAGAGTCAGCGCCGTAGTTATCGCCCGAACAGGACACCATCCTAGATACCCGTGGATATTCGTACTGAATCGCGTCGTAAATAGCCTGTGCGATGCGCTCCGCGCCCTTCGGCGACGGGTGGATACCGTCCGATTGCAGCATGTTTGCTAGTGGCGAAAACTTCGTGGCATTTGTTGCATCAATCAGGTATTTCGCAGCATCAGCAAAACGCACATTTCGCATCGTGCTGCAGAAAGCGCGAATCTTGCGGTTGTACCGGATGGCGCTCAGTCGATTCGCCGCTGTTCCGCCAGTCGTCCATGGCAGCGAACTAACGACGACCACCAGTTTCCCGACAGACTGTTGCACCATCTCGACCACGTTGGCATAGACCTGATCCGTCGTATAGCCCGCATTAACCCAATCGTTGTAACCAGTCAGAATGATTACGGCATCGTGATAGGGCGCACCGACGACATCAGCAGCGTAGTTGGTGAGCAGGTCCGCTGAATCCTGACCGTTACAGCCTGCGTTTCGCACCAGTCGTAGTGCGCCGCCAGTTTTTGACTGTAGCCAGAACAGATAGCCGCTGTCGTTCATCCACGCTGGAGCCTGCAACTGTAGGGTTTTCGTAGCGGCCAGATTGGTCGTTGTGCCATCCGCGCCGACCGATGGATAAGTGAATGTGTTCGCATCCACTCGCGTCACCGCAACATCACGCGCATTGAACGAGGTGTCCAGACAATTGTAGATATTGCAGATTTCGCCAGTGCCGCGACCGTGCCCTGCCAATACCCCTGTCACGATATTACTGGCGCGCGTCAGCGAGGTAATGCTCGCATTTGAGGAGTTTACGGCAGTCATCGAGTCACCAACGACGACCAAGCGCATCAAGCCAGAATTGGCGATTGACGGGGAGATAGTTTCTGCACCCACCCCTGTTGAATATTCAATCCCCCCGGTGACAGGATCGACTTCATACCCCACCCCGCCCCGGGTCGCGATGATCCCCATGTCAGTATCCTTTTCCAGGCTTCATCGGTTGCACCGGACGTTTTGCCGGTGTCTTCGGTGCGGGTTTCTTGGGTTGCATGTCAGCGTCCTTTCTGGAGTGCGGTGGTGAGGTCACGGTAGCGAGCCTGCAGTTTGGCTGCTGTCGGGCCCTTCCAGTAGTCGCTCTTGTGATCGCCCATTTTCGCCCGGAGGGCGGCGACCTCGGCTTCGACCGCTTGCACCGCATTCGTGCCGCTGCCGGGTACGACAGTGCCGATTGGGTTGAGTTCGCGGCTCATACGGTTGAGCCAGCTCAAGATCGCCGGGTTGTCGCCGAGCAGCGTGCCGTCAGCGAGGCGCCCGCCCAGAACCAGATCCTTCACGCCGTCGGGGGCGTTGTCGAACGCGGCGAGGGCGATCTTCACCTCTTGCTTGTATCCCGGGCCGTACTCTTCCCGCAGGGTCTCGTTCGCTTGCGCGCGGAACTCTACATCAGCGTCGGCCTGGGCCTCGACCATCGCCTGCTGCTTCGCGAAGTACCAGCCGAGCACCTTCTGCACCTCGGCGGGCTTCATGTCGCCTTCATGGGCGGCAGTCAAGAAGTCATCGACCAGCGGGCGGTCAGTCTCGCCGACGATCAGGCCGTCGGGGAGCGTCAGGTCGTAGTCCTTGGGGCTGGCTGGCAGGCCCTGCTCTGCACGCCACGCGGCCTTCTCTTCCGGTGTGGCGTCTGCTTTGAGCGGGGTCTTCAGCTCGCCGCTGGCGATCTTCGCCTGCGCGTTAAAGAGCGCGTCCAGAGCTGCTTGGGGCGAGCCATAGCGTTCGAGCTTCTTGAGCTTCTTCTCGTCGGTGCCTGCGTACTTGGCGCGCCAGTCTTCAGGCCAGTCGTTCGTGCTCGCAGTGGTCTGCTGTGTGGTCTCGGCAGTTTGCTGAGACGTGTCCGTCGTCTGCTGCTGTGAAGTCTCGGCAGTTTGAGTGGTATCCGTCGCCGAGGTGGCCGCCGTGGTGGCGGAGTCGGTTGCGATTTCAGGCATGGTCTGTGGTCTTTCTAAGGACTGCTGTGTTGAGGGAGAGGAGCTTCACGCACTGCAAGCCGACGAACCGCCGGCCTTCGGCGAAGGCTGTTTGCCTGTCGCCAGATTCTTGGAACGACACCCCGTAGGTGGCCGCGGCTTGATTAATCAGCCACGCGAGGAACCATTTCTGCTGCTCGGGCGTCGCCTCTCCCCGCTGCACTGCCTGGATGGCAGATGCAACAGGGATGTCGTAGTCGCAGCGGAAGTGTGGGGGGGTGACCTTCGACATCACATCACCCCGCCAGAGCCGCCTTGGCCAACAGTCGGCGAGGCTTCACTGACCGTCTTGGCCACGTCCGCGCCCTTCTGCATCATCTCCAGAAGCTGCGCACTCTGCTGCTGTGCGGCCTGCTCGGCGGTCATCTGATCGACCTCGGCTTCTGTCCGCATCCATGCTGCCGGGATGACAGCGGTTAGTACGTCACGAGTCGCCTTCTTGTTGTCGATGATGTTCGCGATGCTGGGATCGAGCTGGATGGCCTGGGCGAGCACTTGGCCTGCCTCCATGAACTGTCCCACCTTGATCTTCTCCACTGCTTCACGCAGCGGGCTCTCGAACGTGAAGCCGAGTTCCATGCCTGCGAGTTCCTTGGGGATCGACTGGCGAACCTCTGGTGTGTTGTGCAGCACCAGCTCGAACGTCATCTCACAGAGTTGGCCGTTATAGTCGGACTCCATCGGCTCGAACAGCGGCAGTGCGTTGCGGATGAATTCCTGCACGCGCTGGCCTACCTCGTAGGCTGTCATGTCCGGGCCGCCCTGTGGCGGCAGGTTGAGCTTGCTCAGGAAGAAGGCGTCGGCCAGTTGGTGCCGCAGATCTTGGACCATCTCCAGCCCGAAGTTCAGACCGGACTTGTCCTGGCTGATCGGCCGCAGCACTTCGCCGAGCCGCTCGTCATACTCTGCATCGACCCACGTTATGCCGCCTGCGTAGATCGACACGTCGCCCCGGATCGCTTCCTGCACTGCGACCATCGGGGGTGTGACCGCCTTCTCGCCGGCTTCGAGCAGCACGCACGAAACCTGCTGAATCAAGCGGGCGTCTGGCAGGCCAGCAACCACAGCAGGGCTGTGTGCGTACTGCGAGCCGCTGACCGTGCTCCAGCGGGGGATGCAATAGACCGCGGTCCAGGAGCCAACACACTCCAGGATGTGGTCGTTGTCGATGTCCAGGAAGCATGAGGTGAAGGGCTGGTTGAACGGCTTCTCGCCGGTCATCGCCGCGTAGTCCTTCGACAGCATCACGCAGTGGCGAACATTCACCTCGTCGTACGGCTTCTTCTCCAGCTTCTCCTTGACCTTCTGATGCACGGTCTTCGGGAAGAGGCTGCACAGGTCGGCGACAGTCGGCTTCCACTTGCGATGCACGGTCGAGACCTTGCCGGTGACGCCCTCGGTCCATGCCACGTCACGCAGATGCCAGCAGCGATACAGCACGCCACTGCGGTCTGGGTTCATCTCGACACTGATGACTGCCTGGCCGAAGGCTGCGAAGTCGTGGTCGCCTTCCTTGGTGGCGCGTTGGAAGCCCGCCCGGCGGTCGTACATCACGTTCTTGGTGAGCTTCGATGCCCACTCCAGCCACTGCTTCGCGAGGGTGGTCTCTTTGTCCGGGCGGGAGGTGCGGAGGTGGAACCACTCCTTGGCCGTCGGTCGGAGCATGGCCCCGAAGGAGTTGCCGAGGTCGCGACGCGCGATGATCGGGTAGGAGGTGGTCAGGTTCGCTGCCATCTCCGCACCGAGGTTGCGACACGTCGTGAAGTCAGCACGCTCCGGGTAGAAGTTGTCGGCGATTTCTTGCCAGAGCGACAGCAGCGACCCGCGCTTCTCGAAGAGCTGGTCGCCGTGCTTCTTGATCGCGTCGCTGTTCGCCACCGGTTAAGCTCCGAGCGTGTCGGACTCCGACAGAATCGTCGATTGCCGGCCGCTACGTTGCTGCGAGGTTGCGATAGCCAGCTTCTTGGCCCGCTTGATCGCCTCTTCATCGACCATCGGCGTCGGGGGTGGAGGTGGCGGGAGGGGTTGGGGCTTGGGAGCGCCGCCGCCGAATAGTTTGCCCATGGTCATTTCCTTCGCTGTGATGCGCTCTGGCCGCTGCGGCCGAGAACGACGGTTGGGATTTTCCGGGCATTATACGCTTTGAAGCCCCCGGAGATACTTTCTTGTTTCAAGCCCTTAGTCCAGGCCATGATGACCGCGTCCCCCTCGTCGGTTGAGCGGCCAAGGCGCTCGCAAACTTTCTTCTTGCTCTCGACCACGATCTGCTTGCCGTCAGGCTCGTAGGTCGGGGCCGTGAGGTCAGCCAGCAGTGTCGCGCTGGGTGGCAGGCTTATCAGCGAGCCGCCCGGCTGGTCTGGGTCCAGCGCCTCGCGGAACCGCCAGATTGCAGCAGAGCGCACGTTGTTGAACGCGAACTTCCCGCACTTGGTTCGCCCGTAGGCCGACTCTGCGCCCTTGTAGCCGATAGCCTTGACGTTGTTGCCGTGCAGCTGCTCATACATCGCACTGCCGTAGCCGCCGCCCATGTCGATGATGACCTCGGAGTGGTCCCTCCGGTGTGAGATGACGACGCCTGCGCAGTGCGAGCCGGCGCGCTCCATAGGGATGTCCTTGGCGAGAACCTTGACGATCTTGTCGTACCAGCCCCCGTGCCGCTTGGCGATAATCATCGGGTCAGTGCCGCCCCCTGAAGCATCGACACCCATAGCGCACTGCGGGATGCCTTCCGGTGGGCGCTCGTGCCAGCGCTCTTGAGCCGCACGCACCCAAGCTGTCGGTATGCACTGGTAGGAAGTGTCCTGCAGCCCGAGGTCGAAGCGTCCGTCCCGGTAGGCGCCGCGGATCTCGATCGGCAGGGCGTCGAGTGACGCCTCGTAGCCTGTGCCCGCGAGGTCTGGGTTGTCGGCCAACTCTGCAGGGATGAAGGTGCGGCTTCGTGCAAGGATTGGGTGGCTCTCGCCGGGCATGACGTGAGGGCCCGGGCCATCAACCTCGATCTCCATGCCCTCTGCGCTGCGCGCGTACCAGCGCAGCTCGCCCGGTTTTGCTGGGTTGTGGTGGTTGGGGTCGAGCCACGCAGCCCAGCGCTTGAGAACCCAAAGCCCCTCAGGGCGTGTCGGTGGGTTGCCTGCTGCCAGCACGCGGCATCGCTGCCCGGGGGTGGTCGAGCGATTCCAAGCGATAATAAAGGTGTATTGAGATTCGGTGAAGTCGCTCACCTCGTCGAAGACGTAGAGGTCGTTCGGCTTGCCCTTGAAGCGCTGCTTCTCGTCTTCGCTGCTGCAGCCTGCGAACCGGGTGATGCGGTCCGCTTCACGGAATATCAGGTCTTGCCCGTTCCAGCCATCACGGGTGCCGGCGATCTCCAGCAGCCGGTCGGACAGCTCCTTGGCGTCGTCACGGTACTTGCGCAGGATCAGGGAGCGGGAATGCACGGTGAGCGCGAGGCCGACAGCGAGGTCAGTCTTGCCACCGCCAGCCTGGCCACCGTAGAACACCTCGTCAGCGTCGCTGAAGTAGGCCTCTGTCTGGGGTCCAGGGTTGGGAATCCACCGCATCCCCCTCGTGGCGAGCGCTGCTTGTGACAACGTCGCTGCTCGGGTTTTGGCATCCAGACCGCCAAGGGCAGTCAGGATGTCGTCGAATGCGGTGGTCCCCATTGCTACTTAGACAGCGTCGCCATCAGCTGCGCGGTTCATGGCCACATGGACGTAGTCGATATCCATGGTCATGGAGGCTGCAACCGAGGTCTTGCTGACTGCGATCGTCGAGGTCAGATCGGTTGCAGCCGTGACGGCGCCGGTCATTGTGGTGCCGACTTGCACGCCGTTGTAGAAGAACGTCGCCACGCCCGTTGCGCTGATTTCGATGCGGAAGGTTGCATAGTCGTCAGCCACCGGTGCGAAGGTGGTGTTCTGGTGTGTTGCATCCACGTTCGTGGCCACACCAACGAGCCACCACTTGTCGTCAGTCATGCGCGTATCGAACATGAAGCCGACAGCATCGGTCGCGTTGCTGGTCAGGGTGTTGGCCGAGGCTGCAGACTCGATCGGGGCTTCCAACGTCACGACATCGGTGAAGCCGATGAACGCGTAGCAGGTAGTGATGGCTGACAACTTCAGGCGGGTCTGCATGACCAGATCGCCGTTGCTGGCTTGCCACTGCAAGGCTCGATTGATCTGTACCATATCGGCAGCGAGTCCCGTGCCAGCGTCGCCGGTCGTGAGGCGTAGCACACCACCAATGCCGCCAGCCAAGATGGCCGCGTCGCTGGTTGCGGAGTCCGTACCTTCGACAGTGTTCCACTGGTCGGCGATAACGTCGCCCAGGAAGTCGTCGAAGAACGCGACACGATCGACCGATGGGAGGTCGATCTGCTTGCCGTGGTTGCCAGAGCGGAAGCCCTTGGGGGCTACCAGCTTGCGGTTGCTGTCAAGGCCTACTTCGCGGCCATGCAAACTCGTTAATATACGTGACATAGTGATTCTCCTTTATGCGCTGGTCATGCCAGCATTGCTTGATGCTACGGAGGCAGTGGCCGACTGCTGGCGGTGTTGCTCTTTCACGCTAGATCGCTGCCATCGTCTGGCGCGTCGGCTGCTTGTTGGGCGGCACGCATGCCGAGGGCCAGGGTGAAGGCGATACGGCGTGCGATCTGGGTGGGCGTCTCTTCGATCTGCAGCGGCCCGCCCTCGGCGCCGGTGAGTTCGATCTTCGAGTTGTCTCGGTATTCCTTGCGTTTGGCCTTGAGCATCTGGGACAGCAGGGAGTCGCTGTACTGCTGTTCTTCACCGCAGCGCGTACCCTGGTGCCAGACGCCCTTCGTTACGCCATCTACGGCCCGGCGTTTGGCCTCTGCTTCGAGGGTATCGACGTACTCTTCGATGGCGTCCTGCCATTGCTGCAGGAACTCCGGGTCGGTCTGCCGTCGGGCATAGACAGTGGGGCGGTTTGTTCCGGCCGCGAGGCAAGCGCGGGAGACATTGCCGTCAATGGCAAGTTCTCGCAGGAAGCGTGCGTGTTTCATCTCGGCGGCGTTGGGTGGAAGGCTCATGCCCGTGGTTATACCAGCCGCTTCGGTCAGTATCAACTGTAGATCGTCCTACACCAAAGGCCAGAAACCAGCGCTTTTTTGTCTGCACTTGGAAGGTGTATGCACAATACCGCTTCAACTATCCAGCGCGTAAAAGTCTGCATTCTCCGGTGGTTGTAGAAAATTGCATTTAGGGTTTTAGCCTGGGTCTCTGGGATGTGACACCTGGCGGGGAGTACAAAAGTACTCTCCCCAGCCAGAATGTCACACACCATCGAGAAGACCGTTTAGCACATAAAAGTCACTAACAAGTCACTTGTTTCTCACACATATATCACTATAATGTCACTTGTCACGTGACATTCCTGTGCCGTTGGGGGGGCCAAGAATGTCACAAAAAAGTACCGTGACTGTGATATTTTAAGTCCTTGATTCTAAACACTTTGTGAAAGGCTACAAAATGAAAAACTACGACCTGATCTGGGCCCGTGAGTTCGCAGGTATAAACCAGCAGCAGCTGGCGGACTTACTTGGGACCACCAGATTCACCGTAAGCCGTTGGGAGACAGGGGCCCGCCCTCTCCCAAAACATAAATGGGCGAAGGTGCTGGAAGCATTGAAGCTCACAAGGGAGCAGATACCCCAGCACGTCGAACAGGCCAGCAGCCCCCCAGCTCCGCAGCCTGTGACACCGGCCCCGATCGTCGAACAGAAAGACCCGCAAAAGCTGAAGGAGGAGTGGCGAAAAATAGCCGAGAAGCACAAAGCCCGGAAGGCGTGTTTGGCCCCCGCAACTTGGGAGAAAGACCCCACACTGTGCGCACTGGAAGACGCCTACACCCAAACGGAGTTCGAGTTTTACACTGCACGTGACGGGGACATGTGTGCTGTCGAGGCTTACAAACGAACCCGGACCCCTCACGGCGGCGCACCGGATTTCACGATATTCTACGAGGTGCCGAGGCTAATGCCCCCGGAAGAGTACTTGGACTTGATCGGCAGTTCGGAGCTAGAGTGGCCAGAAGCGGCGGTTGAGGTGTTCCGAGAGTACTACGGCCTAGACTTGGGGTAGTACCCTCGGAAGGGTCAGAACAGGGGCGCGGGGATAGATACCGCGCCTTTTTCTCGTGTGATTCGGCCGTGGGAGGCCAGCCGCTTGAATGCCGTGGCGACAGCACTGGGCGCTGCTTCCAGTCCGTTGCCCACGGCCAAGGCGATCACCTCCGCCTCCGAGACAAGAGTGCCAGGCACCGCTCTGCCGCTCAGGGCGTTGTACAGAGCCACCTCTACCGGCTTCATGGTCGGGAGTTTTTTCCGCAAGCTGAGACTTGACGCTCCCTCACAGTGTTCGACGACGCACGAGGTGATGCGGTCCCCGAGATCTCCTTCAAGATCCTGGCCAAGATCGATGATGTCGAGACGGAACGGGTACTCGGCCCGATCGTCGCCGTCTTTCATCTTGGTGACTGTCATGACGTGGTCGCCGTCACAGGACAGCACCTCCAGCTCCGCATCGGCAGCTGCCTTGAGGCCAGACCAACCCCGCGCCCCGCGGCTCTCGTCCTTGCCACTGTGGTGGAGGAGCATAACAGGGCAGCCAATCACACGGTTGAGGATCTTGCAGTTCCCGAGGGCTTTGCCGACATCCTCGCCGCTGTTCTCGTTGCCGCCAGCCATGACTTGGGCGAACGTGTCGAGGATGATAAGGCACACGTCGGGGTGCCAGTCCGCGATCGCCTTGGCCAGCAGCAGGGCGTTGCCTTTCTCCATCAAGTTCGGGGCAACATCCACGATGCCGACGTCGAGACTGTCAGGGTCCAGGTCGTTGGCTTGGCAGTACGCATGGAACCGCTTGCGCGCGCCGCCAGCGCCTTCGGCCGCCACATAGATGACACGGCCCTTGCGCACCTTGTGGCCACACCATGGAACCCCGCGGGCGATGGCGCCAGCCAGATCCAGAGCCATGAAGGTCTTGCCAGAGCCGGAGGCCCCGTACATAACGATCAAGGCCGCGCTGGGCAGCACACCACGAATGAGCCAGTGCATCGGGGCAGCGGTCATGAACTCGGTCACAGACTTGACCCGGAACCTGTTCTCTACCGGTTCCACTTCTTCGGTCTCTTCGATGACGTCGAAGTCGTCGATCACGGAGATACCGATCGCTTCGAGGAAGTCGGAGTCGTGGGCCTGGCTGCAGCCTTCGTGCAGACACTTGAAGTGTCCGGTCGCGTAGCCGCCGGTATTGGGCAGGTAGTAGATCGTCGATGACTCAGCACCGGCGCCCGTGCTGTGGAAGGACTCACGGGGGCAGACGATGTTCAGGCCGCCGTCGCTGCGCAGGGAGCGAACAAGGTTGAGCTCGTTGAGTGCTTGCACGACAGGGTCGTCGCTGCGCACGTCCTGAAGCCGGGACAGCTTGTGTTGCTTCGCAGCGGGTAGAGGGAGGTCGTCAGGGATCTCAAGCAGGACACTGCCGCGGTCCTTGGCCACAAGTCCGCAGCGCTGGGCGATCGGGTCTTGCACACCATCGGCGAATGTCGGCGAAGCGGTGTAATGGACTTGGACGGGGTTGAACACTGAGGTGTCGGTGTCGATGTCGAAGGCTTGAGCCCAGGCCTTCAGCTGCGCGCTGGTGTAGGCAGTCTCGGACCAGAACCACAAGTGCGCTTTGAGCACGTCGCGATTCTTGGCAGAGCCGGCACTGTTGGACATCTGCCAATGGTAACCGGATGAATGGAACGCAGCAGGCAGGGTGGTGATGTACTCCTCGATCGCGGCGAGCGGGTCAAGCACCGGGTCCGCGCCGAGCGGGTTGAAGTTATCGACCTCGATCAGCATCCAGTGGTGGGGGGTATCCTCGAACACGGACAGGCGCCGCATCGCGGTGCCGGGCTTGTGCTCCGGTTCATTGGCCGCGGCATACTCTTCACCGCGGTAGCGGCCACGCACCACGCACGAGCGGGGGGAGTCCTGCAGCTTGGTGAGCGCGGCCGACAGTGAGGCCAGGTCCGTGACACGAAGGCGCCCGGGCTTGAAGTGTTTGCCTTCGCTGTACGGAGTGATGGTGCCGTCTGGCAGCCACTCCTTCGACATCCGTGCTTGCGGGTGGGTGAGGACTGTCAGGAAGTCGTCGGTGGAGGTGTGGAGGGGGATGACGTCGGCCATCATGCCGCACTCCGGGTCTTCATGTGCATTTTTCGCTCCCAATAGCGTAAGAAAGGTGGGGCTCAGGGGGATTGGGCCCCCTGAATTGCTCGTCGCCACGACCCCGTTGAAAGTGGTGTTACTTACACTTCGGCACGTAGGCGCAGTGTGCGCAGGTATCGGACAGCTGCTCGCGACGCAGGGCCCCGCCGCTTGCTGACGCAAGACGACCAGCGAACTCCGGGGTCAAGTCCAGCTTACCGCCGGTCTTGTAGCCATGGGCTGCCAGACGCAAGGATCCAGGTGACGACTTCGCAGCCTCGGCGAACGTCGCGCGTTGTTCGACGGTCAGGCTGTTGAGGAATTTCAGGAGGGGGTTGGGCATGGCGGTTCCTTGGTAAGAGTTGCCGAGGATACACCCTCGGGCGTAGTGTCCGCAACTTTGTGTTTGCAGCCCTCGCACCGCGGGTCCGTCGGCCGGTGGTCGTACCGGCAGTCCTTGGACATCGTGTGAGGGATGAAGATGCTCGTCACCCAGAAGCGGCCCTCTGGCGTGAAGACACGCTGCGGGGCCCAGTAGCCTGGATGGATCTCGCGGTTGTGGCAGCCGTAGGGCTTAGACATAGCCGCTACACCGGTGTGGCAGGAACGCCATCTCAATGAACCGCGCCGTCGTTGGCGGGGCCTCGAAGCCGCGGCCAAGCCGCTCCACAACAGCCTGGTGCTGGTTGCATTGTGGGGAGCCATAGGTGTCAAAGAACAGCACCTCCTCGTTCTCCGTCACACACCACCACCGCGGGCCGTAGCAAATGCGTCCAGGCTTCGGGGTAGTTATGTCCGCCACTGGCGCGAGTATCCACCGGCCTACCCGCGTGTGCCCGTCTTGTAGTTTCTCTTTTTTCATTTGCCGTCTCCCAGCGCATACCAAATCGTCACCAACTTCGACTGCGGATGTATGGTCTTGACGGACCACACTTTGTCGGTGTTGATAAGCGGCAGGATCACCTCGCGCAGCGCCTTCTGCGTGCAGCCGAGCTTGAGGGCGAGCTGGTTGAGGGAATACTTGCGCGTCCTGGACAGCGCCTTGAGGACGCGCTCCGGGGTTAGATCCCGCTCTGCCTTCTTGAACGGCACGTCCTTCGGGGGAACTACGAACAGCTGGTCTAGTAGGCTCATGATTTCAGTTCCTCCAGTGCGTCAGAGATGGCGCCGAGTAATTCAGTCGGCGTCATGGTGTCGATGCTGTAATTGTGCTTTGTCATCACCATGTCGAACAGGGGGAGAGCAGGTTCCGGCTCTGGCAGCCGGTTCAGTTCGTGCCGAGCGGCGCACTGCTGCGACAACTGGTTGAGGGCCCGCCGCCACTTCTTTGCTTCTAGCGGATTGACGGCGTTTTGTTTTCCTTCATTGAGAGCGGGCCACTCCTGCTCGTAGCGGGCCTTGGCTTCTTCGGGGGTCATGATTTCAGTTCCTGTGAGATGTTCGGGAGGGGGGCTACGCATCGACATACATGACATTGTTTTCAACGAGGACCGCGTAGCAGCGGAGGTCTCGATTCCAGCCAACAGCCGCATCCGGTTTTGCTCCGACGAGCCCGCGCACGTGGGCCGCAGTCGCTTCATCACTCACAAAATGCAACTCGTACTTCGAGTTGAGGCGGAGGAGGGCAAAGGCGGCGTCTTTTTGTGCAGCAACCTCGATTTCAAGCTCTGCAATCCGGCAATCTCGTTGGCCCGTCTGTCGAGTATTTCAGCAATCTGCTTGCGCTCGCTCTTTGTCAATTCTTCTGCCATGTCTTTCTCCGTGTTTTCCATCTTCAATCTCCTTTGTGGGGGTGGGCCTCTCAAACTGTGTTAAGGCCAATAGGCCCAGAGGATGTTCGTGAGCACCGAGCCACTGACCAGGATGCCCCCGATCCAGAAGGCGGGAATCCACACATAGCTGTCGAGCCAGGTGGTCTGGTTTGGGTGGAGCGACACCCCGAGGAAGCTCACAAGCAGCAGGGCCAGTCCGATGTAGATGAACATTTCTTTCTCCTAGTAGTTGAAGTTGAGGAGTTACAAATATAGCCCCAAGCTGTAGCCAGCGCAACAACTAAATTATTTTCGATAGGGACTTGACATGGGGTGTAGTAGTCGCTACTATGCAGACATCAACAACGAACCAGGAGTAGCGAAAATGTCGAACAAGAACCTCACCGCCGCGAACGAAGCCGCTGTTTTGGCGCTCGTTCAGGACTGCAAGCTGAAGGCTGTTTGGCAGAACGCCAGGATTACGAAAGGACATGTTCTTGCGGACGCCCTTGTCGCCAGCCGTTGCGCGCTGCCGCTGCAAACGGTGCGCGCTGCTCGTTACTACTGGTAAAAGGATCTGAGATGAACGCCTTCAAGAAAGCAGTCAAGCAGTACGGCCTCTGGGCCGCCGCCCGTCAAGCCCGCAACCTGGGCATCGCGTTCGAGGACGCGCACGTCGGCTTCTTCGGCTCGTTGCCGCGCAAGTAAGGAGACAGAAAATGGCAACACTCACCGATACCCGCCCAGCTACCGAAGGCTGGTACTGGCGGCAGTCGCACTGGGATAATTTTGTTCTGATCGGCCCCGACGGATTTGTCGCCAATTTCCGTGACTACCCCCGCCTTTGTATCTTCTGCGGCTCCAAGGGCATCAACGCGGCGCAGTCCTGAAAAATAAATATTCAAAACCCCTTGACACGTAGCACCGGCAACAACTAAGATTCAGTCATACCAACCGCAACACACTACCTGGAGTTTTAAAATGGATTTCGACCGCAACGTTACCTTCACCATCGGCCTGACCTCTGCTTGTGGCGCCGTTCTTTCTCGCGATGTCGTGCTGCAGGACGTGGTTCAAGTCCTCGAAGCGCACGGCATCAATGGATTCACCGTCACTGACCACACCGGCTACTGGAAGGGCGAGCAGGAAGCCTCGATCTCGGTGTCCATCCTGGCGCGTTACGGGGATGTGATCGTCGTCACGGCGCCAGCGGTAGCCAAGGAATTGGCGACCGAGTGCCTCCAGGACTGCGTCCTCTGGTCCATCGCCCCGGCGATCGCCGGCCTCGCGTACAGCAACACGGAGGTGTGACATGACAACCGCATCCGAAACCCGTGGCCACAGCGCCGCGAACCCTGGGCTCCGCGGGCATAGCTGCGGCGACAACTACCCGCTGCTGGTCATGCGGGTCGGAAATACGTTCAGGGTTATGAACTGCAGGACCGGGGCGGAGTCTAATTCTTTCCGCACCTACAACGAGGCGGCGAGCTGCCTCACCGGCATCCGTATCCGCAATATGCTTCACTCATAAACGAAAGGAAACACCATGTACGGACTGACCACGATCCACAAGATCAACCGCGAAGCGGACGAAGCGCACCGGCTCATTGCGTCCCACAACCTGCAGGCGAAGGCCCCAGCAGCTGCAACACCGGCTCCGCGTGCCAACCCGCAGGAAACCATCAATCGCATCCTGGAGGGCTCCAAGGGCTAGTACCCGAACAACTCCCTTTTGTCCCGACTTCGGTCGGGGCTTTTTTCAGAGGCCTGTGTAAGGCGATGCAGCACCGGGGCTTGCGCCGAGCCCGTAGCGCAGGTCTCTGAAAAAAGTTTCCCAGTAGTCCAACCGCACCTGAAAGGAAGAAGCATGCACATCGAAACCACCATCGCCGAATTGACCGACGCAATCAAGTCGCTTACAAAAGCGGTCACGGCCATCCTCGCAAACAGCGGCGCAGCCGGCACGAAACCCTCCGTCACGGCCGCAGAAGTTGCGGCTGAACGCGCGCAGAACGGCGGCAACATTGCGGACGCGAAGGCGAACGCCCAAACAAAAAAGGACCAAGCTGCAGCCGAGAAGAAGGCTGTGGATACCCCCGCTACTGCAACGGTGCAGGCCGATGCGCAAACCAAGAAGGTCGAGACCTCCGAAGAGCAGCCGGGCTCGATTGACTTCGCCACCCAGATCCAGGCGAAGATCGTCCATATGGCCGCCAGCGGCAAGCGCGCTGAAGCCCTGGAGATCCTGAGCGCGTTCGGTGCCAAGCGCGCCTCGGACATCAAGCCGGAAGACTACGCTCGCGCAGTCGAGCTGATCGGCAAGGTGGCCTAACATGCGTTCGCAACCCTTCGCACGGGCCCGCGCACTGATGTCTGTGATTATGTCGGCGATGGCCGCCGGCCAGTTCATCGCGACGAGCCCGGCGTACCACTACCAGAGCCGCGGCAAGGGGGAAGGATGTATTGGCAACAAGCACGCCAAGTCGTCCTTCAAACAAAACAAGCGCAGGGGGCTCTGATGGCACAGCACGCAAGACTTTCGCCCTCCAGCGCGGATCGCTGGATGACCTGCACCGGGTCGATGGCAATGGAAGATGGCCTGAAGGACAGCTCCTCACCCTACGCCGACGAAGGGACGGCCGCGCACTTCTTGGGCTCGGAGTCGCTGGCCAACAACGTGCATCCGGCGACGTACATCGGCCGCAATATCCGGGTAGGGTATCGGGTGGAGGACGATTTCGACGGCGCGCTGTGGTCAGACTTCTCCCCGATGGCGGACTTGATGGCCGTCCGCCAAGTCTATACCGTCGATACCGAGATGGTCTCGCACGTCAATGCCTACGTGCAAGCAGTCCTGCACCACGCTGAAGGCGGCGAGCTGCTGGTCGAGCAGCGCTTGGCAATCGGCCATCTCACCGGTGAGGAAGACGCGGCCGGCACAGGTGACGCCGTGATCCTCCAGATGGCGGCCAAGGAGCTGCAGGTTCATGACCTGAAGTACGGCATGGGCATCGCGGTGGAAGTCGAGAACAATCGCCAGCTGATGATCTACGGGCTGGCAGCGCTCGATGCCTACGAGATGTTCGGGGACTTCGACACCGTGCGGCTCTTCATCCACCAGCCTCGCCTCGGCCACGAAGCCAAGGAGTGGGTCATCTCAGTCTCGGACCTCCGTGTGTTCGAGGCTGAAGTGCGGCAAGCAGCCAAAGATGCCGCCATCGCCTACGAGTTCCGCGGCAACTGGATGCCCGGCGGTATCAGTCCGGACACGTCCTACCTGGTGCCGTCCGAGAAGGCCTGCAAGTATTGCAAGGCCAAGGCGATCTCGGGGGCCCTCTGCCCGGCGCTGACGCAACACGTGATGGCCGTCGTGACTGACGACTTCGTGGATCTCGACGCGGACATCGCGCCGCAGATCGCACACGCTGCCGAGCGTACGAGCGACGACGTGACCCTCGGCCGGCTGTTGGCCGCGGTGCCTATCGTCGAGATCTGGTGCAAAGCAGTGCGGGCACAGGTCGAAGCCCAGCTGTTCGCCGGCGCCACGGTGCCGGGCTGGAAGCTGGTGCAAGGCAAGCGGGGCAACCGCCAGTGGAAGGACGAAGCTGAAGCCGAGACGACGCTCAAGACGATGCGCCTGAAGGTCGAAGAGATGTACGACATGAAGGTCATCAGCCCGACGACAGTCGAGAAGATCTTCGGGGCCAAGGGCAGCGCGCCGAGTGTCAAGCGGTGGAACAAGCTGCAGGACTTGATCGTGCAGAAGGACGGGTCGCCGAGTGTGGCGCCTGAGTCGGACAAACGCCCCGCGCTGGTCATCAACCCGGTGTCGGATTTTGAAGACGAGTCAGGAGATGACCTGTCATGAACCGAGTATCCACCACCCTCCCGCAGCCAGCGCGGGACTTGCTAATCAAGGCGGCAAAGACTCACAGCCCTGAAGAAATCGACGCGGCGATCCTCGCCGTGAAGAAGATGTACCCCCAACTTTTTGTGAAGGAACTATGATGGCTGACTTTATTATCAAAGATGTGCGCCTGTCTTTCCCGGACCTTTTCCACGCTGTCGAGTTCAAGCCCGGCGACGGCAAGCCGCGCTGGAGTGCCTCCTTCCTGGTTGAGCCGGGCAGCACCACCGCCAAGCAGATCGAGACCGAGATCAAGGCAGCAGCGCTCGAACACCTCGGCACCGAAGCCAAGGCGGCCAAGTTCCTGGCTTCCGTCGCTGGGCAGAGCAACAAATACTGCTACACCGACGGCAACACCAAGGACTACGACGGTTACGAAGACATGATGGTTCTGGCCACGCACCGTTCAGTCACCCTGAAAAACGGCGGAGCGAACGCGCCGCCGGCGATCATCGACAAGAACAAGGCCCCGCTCACCGCGGCAGACGGTCGTCCCTACGCCGGCTGCTACGTCAATGCGAAGGTCTCGATCTACTGCCAGACCGGCGAGAACCCTGGTGTTCGCGCCAGCTTCTCCGCCGTGCAGTTCGCCCGTGATGGTGAGGAGTTCGGCAGCGGCACCCCGTCGGCTGACGGCTTCGACGACCTCGGCGGCGGCACTGACGCCGACGACTTCAGCTAACATGCGCGCCTTGCTGATAGCGCTGGCACTGGCACTGTCGGGGGGTGTTACGGCGCCCCACTACTTCCGCGACGACCGCGGGCAGTGCCACGCTATCAGTGAAGGCCGTGTATATTTCAACGTTCCGTGCTGGCACGGGGGCCTCTGACCTAGTCAGAGGTTTTTGGAGGAAGTTGTCAGGGCCACTAGCCCAGCAGCGTGAAGCCGCTGCCACCGTTTTAATCCGACAATGGCGGATAGGTGTATGACAGCAACAGCAGAGGTGTCCAGGTTCGATCCCGAGCGCGCCCTGACAACTTCCCCCAAAAATAAACGCCACAACCGAGAACTTCTAGTGTAGTATCTACTACTTACATCTGTGGGGGCTGGGACTCCTCCAAAGCAGACTTCGATTGGCCCCGCAGTTATGGGCCTGGATGGTTAGATCGCCGTGCCCACTTGGATTCACATCACGGCCTTCAGTACGCAACGCGGCCCCAGCCTGTAAATAATACAGCCGCGGAATCCAGGCAATCGGCCCACTTTTTCAGGAGGAATTGTTATGTCGTGGTACGAGTATTGCCCCGATCCGTTTGACGACATGGACGGATACGGCAACGAACGAGACAGCGATGGCGGCGGATACCCGCCCAGCAAACCGACGTGCAAGTTTTGCGGCAAGGCGAACCTCACGTGGGGCCACACCGGCAAGGGCTGGAAGCTGTACGAGGGCTACGAACGGCCGCATGTCTGCAACAGAACTTCAACCAACGACTTCGAGGATTTGACGAAATGAACACCCAACTTTTCCACTGCGTGGATGGCGCGCAAGTTATCACCCGGACCAAAGGCATATTCCACCAGCGGCCTGTCTATCGCCGCGGCGCGCGGCTCTACGCTGGCACCGGTGGGGGCTTCATCCGTCTTGGCCAAGGCGACGCCACCAGCAACCCGAACACCGCGTGGGAGGGGTTGGACATTCCGGACTACCTGCTCCCGAACATCGTCTTCGACAAGCTGCTCGGCCCTGTCTGGCAGAACAACAAGTGACCCCCACCGAGATCCGCCGCGCCAAGCGGCGCTGCGCCCTCCTGAACGCGATCAACGGCGACCACGTCACGGTGCTCGAATACGTGAGCTACCGGGCGCAGGCCCGCCCCCTGCGGCACTTGGTGCTGTTCGGCGTCGCGATCTACGACGAGGCCCGTCTCGCACGCCTGGCCGCGCACTGGTTCGCGCGGTTGTTGAAGCTGCAAAAGAAGGCGAGGATGGGGTGATTGTCCAGCGCATAGACAAAGCTCTTGCGGATAAAGTTATCCGGGAGAAGCACTACTCTCGAAGGCTCGGTGTTTTCTGGGAGGGTTACGGCCTGTTCGATGGCAGCGACCTCCTCGGGGTGTGCTGCTTCGGGCAACCCTCTGCGCCGATACAGAAGCATGCCTTCAAAGACCGTGACTTCCGGCTGTACGAACTGACCCGCCTAGTCGTCGAGCAGGGGGTCAAGAACGGGGCGAGCGCACTGATAGGTGGAGCGCTGGCCCTGCTTTCGGAGCGCCCGGCGGCGGTCATCTCCTACGCGGACTCCGCCCACGGACACTGCGGGATCGTGTATCAGGCGACGAACTGGCTATACACCGGCGCGGTGAAGGCCCACGACTCGCTCTATCTGGTGGATGGCGTGCCGACACACCCCATGACCCTGCGCGACAAGCTCGGGATTCTGGACCCCGCCCGCTGGGCAAAAGAGCACGGCATCGCGCGCATCCCGGCGCAGCCCAAGCACCGGTACTTTCAGTTCGTAGGAAACAGAAAAGAGAAACACACAATGCGGAACAAGCTGGCATACCCTGTCCTCCAAGCGTACCCGAAGGCCGACAAAACCATGTACGACGCGGGCCCTACAATCTCACATATTTTCGGAACGGACCTGGCGTGATGGAACTCTTCTTGGACACGGAAACGCATTCCGCGACACCCATAAAACACGGGACATATAAATACGCAGAGAACGCCGAGGTGATGATCGTCACCTACGCGATCAACGACGGCCCTGTCTATGATATGGACATGACCCTCGGCGATCCGGCCGACGTTTTTCGGCTGAAGAATCTGCTCACGTCGGCGAACACGATCGTCTGCCACAACTCGATGTTTGATCGGAATGTCCTGCGGCTGGGCAACCTCGGCATCGAGGTCCCGATCGAGAAGTTCCGCTGCTCGATGGTGAAGGCCCTGCTGCACGGGCTGCCCGGCGGGCTGGACAAGCTGTGCGGCATCCTCGGGGTGCCCACCGATTTGGCCAAGCACAAGACCGGCCGCGCGCTGATCCACCTTTTCTGCAAGCCGATACCCTTCGCGCGCTCGCAAGTGCGCGAGGACTACCCGACAGCCAAAGCACACAAGGAAGCGATCGAAGAAGCCAGGAAGAACTGGAAAGGCCGCGCCACCCGGGAGACGCACCCGGTGCAGTGGGCACAGTTCATCGAGTACGCCCGTGCCGACATCCCGGCAATGCGTGAGGTGTGGCGCCGGCTGCCGTCGTGGAACTACGGCGAGACAGGCACCGGAGCTATCGAGCGCGACCTCTGGCATCTTGACCAGACGATCAACGACCGTGGCGTGCGCATTGATGTCCCCTTGGTGCAGGCCGCGATCCGCGCGACGAACGACGAGCAGCTCCGACTGAAGGCGCAAGTCGTCACCCACACCGACGGGTACGTCGAAGCCGCCACCCAGCGCGACCGCATGCTGGAGTTCATCTTCGCGGAGTACGGCGTAGGGCTGGCGGACCTGACCAAGAGCACGGTGGCCAAGCTGCTGGAGAAGGAAGGCACCCCGCCGGAGCTGGTCGAGCTGCTGCAGTTGCGGGCACAAGCCAACCAGACGAGCACGGCCAAATACAACGCATTCGCCCGCGGCACGAGTGCCGACGGGTTCTTGAGGGGGATGCTCCAGTTCAGTGGCGCGGCACGCACCCGGCGCGACGCAGGCCGCACGGTGCAGCTGCAGAACCTCCCGTCGCGCGGCTTGCTGCCACAGAGTCAGATCGAGATCGGCATCCAAGCATTGTTCGCCGGCTGCGAGGACATCGCCTTCGACAACATCATGCTGTTGGTGTCGAGCGTCATCCGCTCAGTCATCGTCGCGCCGCCCGGCATGAAGCTGGTCGTCTCCGACTTGGCCAACATCGAAGGCCGCGGTCTCGCGTGGCTCGCTGGCGAGGAGTGGAAGCTGCAAGCATTCCGCGACTTCGATACGATCCTTGGCTACGACGACCTCACCGGCGAGGCGCTGCGCGCAGGCCCCGACCTCTACAAACTGGCCTACGCCAAGGCCTTCCACATCGCAGTGGAAGAGGTGACGAAGTTCGGCCGGTCGATTGGTAAAGTAATGGAACTCGGACTAGGTTTTGGGGGAGGAATCAGTGCCTTCGTGACGTTCGCGCGCGTCTATGGCATCGACCTCGAAGAGATGGCCGACACCGCATGGGCTACCCTCCCGCCGGAGCTTGTCGCCGAGGCCGAAGGCTTCATCGACTGGCTGGAGGAAAAGGGCCACCGCTGGCCGATGTCGCGTCGCGCGGTGATCGTCTGTGAAGTGTTCAAGCGGCTATGGCGTGCAGCCCACCCCGCAACCGTGCAGCTCTGGGGCGAGATGGAGCTGGGCTTCAAGCGTGCGACGAACAACCCGGGCCAGACGTTCCGCTACCGCGGCCTCGCCTTCCGGCGTGACGGCATGTGGCTGCGCATCCGGCTGCCAAGCGGGCGGTATCTCTGCTACCCGAGTCCGCAGGTAGATGGTGACGGGCAGTGCTCCTTCATGGGCATCAACCAATTCACGCGCAAGTGGGAACGGGTCAAGACATATTCTGGAAAATTGGCTGAAAATGCAACCCAGTCCGTGTCCCGTGACTTCATGTTCGACGCAATGCCCGGCATCGAGGCCGCGGGCTACAGCATCGTGCTGCGCGTCCATGACGAGGTGCCCTGCTACGCCCCTGATCGGCCCGAGTTCAACGCCGAGCACCTGAGCGGCCTGCTGGCCACGAACCCGCCTTGGGCCCCGGACATGCCGCTTGCGGCTGCCGGGTTCGAGGGTGCAAGGTATAAAAAGGAATGACCATGCACACACGAGATGAAATTCGCGCGGTGTTTAAGTACGAACCAGACACCGGAAGCCTCCGACGGGTGGTTGGTGGTAGAAAGCCGTATCCTTGGCGGGCTATAGGGTCTAGGGGATACCGTGGATTCACCCTCAAAAACGGGAAAACGATATACCTTCACCGTGCGGTGTGGCTCTACTTTCATGACGAACTCCCAAGGATGCTGGACCACAGAGATGGTGACACGACGAATAATCGAATTGAGAATCTTCGACGCTGCACACCGGAGCAAAACCAGCACAACTCTAAGCGCAAGAGCAACAACAAGTCGGGGGTCAAGGGCGTATGCTTTTGCGATATGTACCGAAAACCGTGGCGCGCCCGCATTACCGTCCAAAAACAGGTAGTCCTTCTGGGCTACTACGCTACCTTAGCCGAGGCCGCAGAAGCCTACCGTGAAGGGGCTTTGCGCCTCGCAAAAGAATTTGCTCGAACTGCTTGACAACCACGTAGCAAGGACTACAATAGGATTTCTGGGGCCAGTCGGGGCCTCGGTTTTCGCGAGGAGTTTTCAACATGATTGCAATCAAACATAGATTTAGCGGCACAACGCTCTGCGAATTCGACGTGGAGACGGTGAAAGCGGCGGCAGAGCAAGGGAAGGCCAATCTGCGCGGTGCCAATCTGTACGGTGCCGATCTGCGCGGTGCCGATCTGTACGGTGCCGATCTGTACGGTGCCAATCTGCGCGGTGCCAATCTGCGCGGTGCCAATCTGTACGGTGCCGATCTGCGCGGTGCCGATCTGTACGGTGCCAATCTGTACGGTGCCGATCTGCGCGGTGCCAATCTGCGCGGTGCCAATCTGTACGGTGCCGAT